TAATCTAGATGAGGTGGCCGCTATGAATTTATATAAGATTATAGACCGTAGAACCAGGGGTGTCTTGATAGGGGAGGGGGACGACAGGTAATGTTATTGCGTGAGAAAGGTCAACCGGTCGGGATATCTTGTGATTTTTGTGGAGGGGGGTATAAACAGAATTTTATTTATTATTCTGTTAGTGCGACTCAGGTGTCCGTTAATAATAACCAGAGATCAGGGATGGGTGGTACTTCATTCTCACATGATGTATGCGAGGCATGCTATCAGAAATGGCTTGATAGATGCCGAAATAATCTACTTCCTAAATGCCCCCCAAAGTCCATTAAAGATGACTTTTCAAAGAATTATTTGATGGGAACTTATAATTATTATGTTTTGGATTTCGATAAGGTCACTGTGGATATCAATGCCACTGAGAAGGTGGATACTGATAAACAGGTTATGGATCTGAACCTTAGCGAGCGTTCTTTTGGGGAATTAGTAGAGCAGGCGGGGGTAATTAGGAAGAAATTAGAGACGCAAGGAACTTGGTCATGAGTATTAAGTGCTATGATTTATTAGAGGTGAGGATATTAAATGAATCGGTGATGGCCCGTCCCATTGCTTGGAGTGCGGAGGATGTGGATGGCCAGGGGCATGATTCTAAAGGCAATGATATTGAGGTGGCTATGTACCATACTACATGCCCCCATTGTGCTGGTCTGATAGAATTTTATGCAGCAGATCTGTATTTGGCATTAGATGGTTCTGAGAAGAATCTGAAATGTCTATCTTGTAAGAGGGGGAAGGAACCAGCGCCATTGCCCACAGTAGCACCAGTGGATGCCCCCCGCATTCCTCCTGCGGGGGTTGTCCTAATTGATCCACTGTATTATAGGTTGATGGGTGTGGAGGATATTTATTGGGAATTATTGGAGAGGTTGGATGGTAACCCATATCTGGCTAGCCGATAATAGGTTCCGGCATGGCGTCGCTCACTTTGGAGAACAAATTCAGCATTCTTTTTGAGGTGACTTCTGAGTCGTTGTGAAAAGGCATTCATACTATCTGATTCTGCTCCAGCCTCGCGGAGTAGCATTTGTCCTGATACCCATGGTTGGTTAGATTCCAGGGCTGTTTTGAGTATATCTAGGGCCTTGGTGATTTTGCCGTCCCAGATTTTAGCGACCTTCTTCTCCTTGCTGATGGTATTTTGTTGTTTTAGTTTATTGCGTTCGATCACTTTCTGGGCTTCGGATTTCACCTGTTCGCTGAGTGTATCTATTTCTTCTTGGATGAGTTTAGATAGATCGACATCCAGTTTGATGTCAATAATTTCGATTTTGGTTTTTGGTTTCATTGGAGGTACCTTATGATTGATTTAAGTCACGCCTGTATTTTCAGCGGCGCCACAACTGAATTAAATACTATGGTGGTCGTGGTTGACGGGAGAGAGTATAAAGTTGCTGTAGCTGCCGAATATGAGGAAGAAGCCTCTATCGGAACTTTGAAGCGCCTGGTTAAGGAAAAAGCTCAGGAGTTATTAGATAATCAGGCTAAGCGGTTACAGGAAATTGAAGAACTCCACCGCCGAGCTGCTGAGCTTGGTTTAACAATTGTCTCGGCTGAATCCCATTCTGGTCTGGTGATTGCTAAACCTAATGAGCCACCTCGTCTGGATATTCCACAATTACCTCGTCCGGTAGTCAAAGAACCTGATCCAACTCCTAGGAGTTTGCAACCGCAGCAGAGCAATGGTAGTCTTCTTGTGCAGAAAAATAATAGGATTCGTAATAAACCTGTGACTGGGTTGTCCCCGGAGGAAGCCGAGAATGCTTTAGAAGAGGCTTCTAAAAGGGCCCAGATTGACGCCAGAAACCAAATGCTTAGTGATCCACCGGCTGGGGCCGCGTCGCGTTATGCCCCAATCCCTATCCCGAGCAGAGTCTCAGCCAAGGTCGGAGGAAAGGAAGTCGTTGTCGATAAAACCATTGTTGAAGCCCAAGTCCAGACTTCACAGGTGGTTAAAGGACGTGGAGGGATTCCTGTCAGGCTACCTAGGTCTGAGGTTTCTAGGGCCGGACAAACCCAGATAAGTATCGTAAATACGGGTGGGGACAAAACAATCCAGGATGTGGCTAAAGTACTCAGTGCTGGGGTTAAACCCATGGATTGTGGGTATTGCAGAGGAACTGGATTTATTAAGAACCAGGACTGCGGTAAATGTGGGGGCACTGGGGTTACTATTGATATCGCAGATGATTATTAATAGAAGCTAAACGGCTTATACTTTTCGGTGTACGCCGCCCCAAGCTTCATGATATCTTCCCGTCCTTTAACACGCTTGGCTGGGCCCCGATCATCAGGAGCCCTCTGATTATCTACGGGAACATCGCCTGCGTCGATAAAATTACTATCGACTGGCCTTGGTCTCGTGCTGCTATATGACGGTTTTCTGCCACGTTTTTCTTTTCCAGTTTCGTGGGTGTCCTGTACTCCTGTTAACTCCCTGTGTTCAGGATCGAGGGGTGGTGTCAATTGATTGCCACTTCTCTCAGGATATTCTTTGTTCTTTTGTTTTTCGGGAGTAATACTTGCTTTCTTTGCAACCTTAGGGTCCGGCTGGGGCTGGAAATTGGCTTCGTGTAGGTTGCGTAGCTTCAATTTTATTACTCGTCACCGAATTTTAACTGTTTAAGGTCGAATCCTTCTAGATCACCTTTGTCATACTTATCACCCTCAGGATATAATCCCCCACCTGAGAATGGCTCAGTGTATTTTGCTGTTCTGTTATCGGCATTGGTGGTTACATCGACAATATCTTCAATATTTGGATGCCAACCACTATCCATTTCTCCAGGGTTCTTGTCTAGACTCTTTAATAGGGAATCTATATGTCCAACAGCTTTCTCAACTTCCTTGCTAGGTAGGCCTCTGTGTTTTAATTCTCTCTCGAAGGATAATTTAAAAGTTGGATTGTCGATATATTTATAGCTGTGGGTTGCCATAAAGGCTGAGGTTAGCGAATCCTTAAATGGAGATCCAGCTACCTTGAGGTTGAATGCATCATCGAGCCCTTCCCATGCAAATTGGGAATTATGACTGATTTCATCCTCTTTACCTAGGCCGGCACTTTTCAGCATAGCCCCTAGAGTAGAGTCCTCCTCAGAGAGGAGATCTTCTCTGAGTAGGTTTCTGATAGCGTTGGTGATTTTATTTTCTACCGGGTTAGTGCCGTCCATGGTAATACCTAATATAATTTTGATTGTATTTAATGTATTTATGCTTCGCCAATATGATATAGTTAACTTATTGACCACTAAAAGAGTTAAATTCAGGTCAGGCCCCAAGGGATATGCAGCTACCCCTCAAGGCAATTGGGTGGTTATTGGCTTTATTGAGGGAGAGGCACTTATTGCCAGGGATGGAACTATTGTGAAGGCGCCTCTGATGGATCTCCGTAAGGTGGCTAGTTATAATAAAGAAGAATTATATAGGAAATTAGCTGTTGCTGGGTACCAGAGGGATATATCTATTAGTGTTGTTGAGGCGTTGGCGGGGGATTTGGGCATTGATGTATCTAAGGCTCGTGATCTGCTTCTGAAGTATAATTTCAAGACGGTGGTGGATAACCCCTCTGAATTAACCCAGATTTTAGAACGCATTAAGAAATTACTGGAGAAATAATCATGGCGGCTAAGGCAACTACTGAGACTAATAAGGATGAAGCATTGCGGGACCTATTAGCAACTATCTGTAAAAAGCAGGGGGACGGGGCTATTATGATGGGACAGACCGTCATCCCCGTAGAGGCCATCTCTACTGGCTCCCTAACCTTGGATGTTGCTGTTGGTGTTGGGGGATTGCCTAAGGGTAGAATCTGTGAGATCTATGGCCCAGAATCATGTGGTAAGACAACTATTGCTCTTCATGTTGTCGCCAATGCTCAGAAGGCGGGTGGCAAGGCTGTCTACATTGATGCAGAACATGCTCTAGACCCTACTTATGCTAGGAATATTGGGGTGGATATTGATAAGCTTCTAATTAGCCAACCAGATTCAGGTGAAGATGCTCTAGAGGCGGTTAATATGTTGGCGTCTTCAGGATTAGTAGATGTTATTGTTGTTGACTCTGTGGCTGCTCTGGTTCCTAGGGCTGAACTAGAGGGTAGTATGGGTGAGTCCCACGTTGGCGCTCATGCTCGTCTGATGTCCCAGGCACTTAGGAAATTGAAGGGTGTGGTGCATCAGCATAATGTCTGCTTAGTATTTATCAATCAGCTCCGTGAGAAAATTGGTGTTATGTTTGGTAACCCTGAGGTAACTCCGGGTGGTCGTGCACTGAAGTTTTATTCATCAGTACGTATCGAAGTTAAGCGTACTGGTAAGTTGAGTAATAAAGACAATGATAATTATGGTAATTCAGTACGCGCCAATGTAGTGAAGAATAAGGTGGCTCCGCCCTTTAGGACAGCCGAATTTGAGATCATTTTCGGAAAGGGTGTCAACCAGTCGGGTTGCATTGTTGACCTCGCTGATAAGTATAAGATCCTTGAGAGGCGTGGTAGTAATTATTATTATAAGGATGCTAGACTGGCTAATGGTCAAGCGGCAATGGTCGCTCTAGTAGCAGCAGACCAGGCTCTCAGTGCTGAATTAGAGCAGGCAGTTCTAAACAAGATCGGAGTATTGACGGCTGGTAGTTCTTCTCAGGAGACCCCGGATCAAGAGGAATCCCTGGGCGAAGATATAATTGGCGATCCTGATGACGCCGATTTATAATGGGATTGAGACCTCTATTTAATCGTGGAGATACAGTTTACCTTTCCGACTCCGCAGGTGTGGGTAGGTTGGAAGGGTATCGTGTAGGAGACGTCCGTCAGGTAGCCTCTAATCGTTGGCTGTACCAAATTGAATTTTTGAAGAAACCCCCATCTACAGCCCTGATTGGAGATACTTATGACGGGCGTCTCCCTGTCCATGGCCATAATCCAGATTTCTTCTTCTCAGAAGAGGCATTAGTGGATCTGTGCACTGCTCTGACTATGGCAGTGAATAGTACCCAGCGCCAGATCACTAGGATATCTAACTTGCTAGCGGCTTGCGACCCATTAGTTGTTCCAGCAGACGGAATCCCACGCCACGCAATAGACGACCCAGTATATTTCAAGGCTTCGGCTAGAATAGGATTTATAGAGGGCGGTCGTATCCGCTCTATATTCGAGGTTGGGGTACAGCCAGGGTCTAAACAAAAGCGTTATGAGTATTCAGTGGATTTTAGGGCCGTTAACGATAAAAAGCTCTATTTTAGAGAGGATGAATTGATCACTCTCTGTGAAGCATATCCCCTGGTTCTGACTCATCTTAATGCTCGCTTAACAGAACTGCAGAATCAGCAGGCTCTTTGCTCCTAGTATTTTAGGAGCATGCCACATAATCCAAACGAGATTGGGGTCGTTGGGACTGATGTCCGTCCCTTTGGTCCTAACGAAGAAAAGGCCATTATATCTCTGGCCTTAGATCATCCAGAATTTTTCTCAGCGATGGGAAGATATATTTCCCATAAGTATTTCTACTTAACTGAGACCAGATGGGTGATGGCTATTATCGAAAAGCTCTACAATAAGACTAATGTAGTTCCATCACGTGGTTTGGTGCGGGACTATGCTATCAAGAACTTGACTGTTGATGATGATTATGATGCTTATCTCCAAGTCATCGACCGTAAGTCAGATCCCAGAGAGGTGATTATAGTAAAGGATACACTTCTTAAGTGGGCTAGGGAACGTGCCTTTGGTCAATTATATAGTGATGAGATCATCTCTGCGTATGAAAATCATGATTATGATACAATAGAGAAGGTCTTTGAAGAGGCCAGAAAGATCACTGATGTTAGTACCAATGGCATGTGGTTTTTCCACGAATTAGAGAGTCTATTCCAGCGGGATACCGAAGAGAAATTGACCTGCGGTTTCCCAAAACTGGATGAATTCCTAAATGAGGGTGGGCCAACTCGGGGTGAGGTATTATGTTGGATGGCCCCTACTGGTGTCGGTAAATCAATCCTCCTACCTCATGCAGGCATAGCATGTCTGAAGAGGAAACTGAATGTGCTGCATGTTACTCTGGAGATGTCTAAATATAAGACTGCTCTTCGCTATTGTGGTGCATTGACCAACATTGAAGTGCATAAACGATTCGAGGAGAAACAGAAAATCAAGATGATGCTAGAGAAGCTCAAGACCACATTTGGTGAGCGTCTAGCTATCTATGAATTCCCACCAGATGAAGTGAATGTAGACCATTTACAACAGCTGGTTTCCCAACTACGGCGCCAAAAGGGATGGAACCCAGACGTTATGGTCATTGACTATATGGATTTGATGATATCACGCAGGGCATCTGAGAATGCTAATGATTATGCCAAACAAAAGGCTGTAGCTACACAGGTCCGTGGTTTGGCACGTAACGAGAAAATGTTGATTTTTACAGCAACCCAAACTAACCGTGAAGAGAAGGGCAAACCTGGACAACAAGCGTCTAATTCTAATGGAGGTCTGATTGATCTCAACCGTGTCGCTGAGTCCTACGGTAAATTAATGCCTATGGATTATGTGGTAACAGCCAATCAGAGCAGAGATGAATATAATACTGATAAACCCCAACTCAGACTATTCATCGCTAAGAACCGTAACGGCCCTAAGTTTAAAACCATTACGGTAAGTATTAACTACAAGACCTTCCGCATGGAGGAATTACAGATGATTAAAGCGACTGCTAAACAACCATGAACCATTTAGTACAAGAGATATATCTTGAGCCCGCTAAAATTCCAAAATGTATGTCTCTGTCTAGAGAAGACTATTATAAGTGGCAGATATATAATGAATTATTATTAGAGATAGCAGGTAACTTCACATATTTCCGTGGTATTAAGGTGCATGGAATTACTTATGATTCTCTTGTGCAGGGATTATTGGTTATTGCTAACTACGGAACAATAGATATCTATATTAGATTACCGGTATCTGGGGTTCATTCTCGGTCACTATATCAACCAGATATTCTATATGCTGAGTGTTTTGGTAATGACTGGCAGGGATTCTATCGGGAGGTGGCTAAGGCTCATTGGTCTGTTGGCGATCCTGATTTATATCAAGGTTTAGCTACTTGGGTGGCTGATGTAATGGTTAAATATTATAGCCCTGGGAGCTGTACATAATAAGTATGAAGTACGTTTACGCTTGTCCAAATAAAGATGGCCCCTGTACAGTACAGGATTGGTTAGATAAGTATAATGTTAGTCTAGACCTGTTGATGGTGATGGCTGATGATTCATCATCGACACCAGAAAATGTAGTATCGTATCTGCCACGCCTTAAAGGTGAGGCGGAGCGCACCGTATCCATAGGGCCTAATCTGGATCCTATCGTACAGGTGGCATTGAATAATATCCGTTGGCCAGTTGATCAGGATGGCAATATTCTCTTGTCTGAGAGACTTACCTGGTTTGTTGAACATGGTATGAGCGAGAAACCGCTAATGCCATGTATGGGTGCCTGCGGAGACACAGCTGTCCTCATAATCACCAATGCTGCTACATTCTATAATAGAGGTTATGGTTATTTGGATAAGAGTGGTTGTCGTAGGGATATGAATCTCTATAAGGTGGCTTATGATGAGGATCCATATGGTTATATGCGCCAGCCTGGTGAATTGGATGATCTCAAGACCCGCCTAAGGAAGGGTGGAAAGTTCAACCCGAAGACCCGGTATTTCACATGATATGCGCTATCTCCTGGGCTTATTCGATCATAAGCGACACACGCCCAGGCCGCTAGTGGTCATTGCTTATAATTCAGATACTGGTGATATTAGCTTCATACCACTATACATGCCTGGTACGGGTCTCAAGTTATTTGAAGTTGAGGAAAACATTGAGAAGGTACGGGATTTCATATTGTCTGGAGAATTAGTAACAGCTGATTTCAAGACATTCATACGGGCCTTTGATCTGCCCATTACTAAGAGTTATAAAGTACATGATATCCATTATTGTCGCATAGAGGGATCAACCACAGATCTCCAGGCAGCAAAGAAACTATTGCTCCGTGGACTCAAGTCACTGCAAGATAGTGTAATCGAGCCCTGGCAGCGAGTATTAGGCAGTGCTCAGTTGGCTTACGCCCACTTAGAAGAGCGTGGCTTCAAATTCTTCTGTGATGAACAACATAGTATTTATGACCTGACTTATAGTGGTAGATCCAAGACTCTGGTGAATAATATTCAAGGATATAATTCTAATGACCAGATCTGGTCCATGGACTCTGAACATACTACTTTTATCCATTTCGACTGGATAGCGGCTGATATTAGAGTTGCAAGCCTATTGAGTGGCGATGAAGCATTGCAGGCAATATTTGACCATTCAGACCCCTATACAGCTATTGCGGGTGAATTGTCGACGGAGGAGCATCCGATCTCACGTGACGATTGTAAACGTGAGTTTTTTGAATGTTTATATTCATTAAACACTGCTACTCCTATTTTGGAATTATATCCCAAATTTTCAAAATGGTTGCATTCAGAAGTTGATTTAGTCAATAGACATGGGAGTACCCGCTCGATTTTGGGGCGTCTGTTCGGTTTAAGCGCAGATCGCACCAATAAGAGTGTATTTAATGCTAAAATTCAGGGGTCTGTGGCTCACGCCATGCAGGCTGTTATATATAAAATATTTCGCCTTTATCCATATAATATATTGGCTGAAATTCATGACTCATTAGTGTTGACCTGTAAACACGATCAGATTGAGGGTATTGTTGGGGAGGTGGCAGAAATAATGTTGCACCCGTTCCGGGGGCTTCTCCCTGAGGATCCCAAATTTCCATTGAAGGTAAGTGTCGGAAATAGTTGGCGTAATTGGGAATTATATAGGGAGTACAGATAATGTCGGATAAAAGAACCACCCGTGGACGTTGGTTGCAAGAAAATGTCACAGATGACCTGGCTAATCTGCTCTTCAAAATAAGAGTTGAATTGCCTAATGAGAACGTAGTCGAGAAGGATATCAAACCAGATGTCATGATTGACTATGATATTCTAGAGGAGCAGTTAGCTGAGACGCCAGCTATATTCGCCTTCTGGTCATCCATATTCAGCGAATTGAAGCTAGAAGTAGCCAGGCTGAATCAGCAACTTATCCGTCGTCAAGCTAAGATATATGATGCTGTTAAACGTGAGGCACAAAAGAACGAGACCAAGTTCGCAAAATATGAGTTAGAAGAAATCGTCGAGTTGGACGATAAGATCATGGAACTCCGTGGAAAACTGATGATTGCTGAACGCAATGTCAGTAAAGTATATGCTATTATCGAGTCCATTAAGATGAAGTCAGAACATCTACGCAGCCTGGCTGGCTTCAAGAAACAGGAAATGCGGGATGCTTAGGTCAGTATATGACCTATTTTATTGGGCAGTAATAGTTAGTAGAGATACCATATTAGCAATAAGCATCTCTGGATTAATAATTATTGTTGGTGTAATAATTATTAATCTTATTGGCGTGCTGTCATAGTATTATTAACGAAAGACATGTATTTCAAAGAAGCCACAGAAGGCAATATTTGGCCCAATGGCAAAGGAGCAAAGAAATGGCACTAGATCGTAAGGAATTATTGGAACGTGTTCGCGCTAAGATGAAGGCTAAGAAGGGCGGTAAGCAGAAGGACCCAGATGAGTTCCGGGCCCCTAAGCCCAACGCCGGCCAGACTTTTAAGATGAAGGCATATGTTCTTCCTCCCCTGGAAAAGGGAGAGGTGTGTTCTTCAGGGAAGTCTGCAACCCATGGTATGGACGGTCTATTCTTCTATACAGTGGGTTTCCACTGGATTGAGGGCAAGCCCCATGCTTGCCCACGAGTCTTTGATCAGGATAATTGTGCTTACTGTCAGCTTGGTTTTGACCTGATGCGGGATACCGATGATCGGGAGGCAAAACAGGAACTGGCTAAGATGTATCTGCCTCGCACTAACTATGTTGTGAATCTATATATCCCAGATGTACCTCAGAACCCAGAGGAGGTACGGGGTCAGGTAGTGTACTATGCCATGCCGAAGACTATCTTCGACAAGCTTGATGAGTGCATTAGCCGGGACGATGCTGGAGAGGACCCGGATGACCCACAGCCATTCGGCTTGTTCTTTGATCCAGAGAACGCTTACCCTCTCCAGGTCGTGATCACCCGTAAGGGTGATTATCCTAACTACGAGAAGACTCAACTTCTCGCAACTGGAGTTGGTCCGATCAGTAAGAATGCCAAGGAACTTGAGAAGATCCTAGCTGGCAGGCATGATCTACCTGCTAAGTATCCTCCTAGGGATCCTGGTGTTCTTGCTGATATCGTAGCCAAGATCCTTAATGGTGGTGGTAAGGATAATGGTGGTGATGGTTTCGACTCTGATGAAGACGCTACCCCAGCTCCTAAGAGTGGGGCTATGATGGAGTCTAATGATTCATCGGATAATTCTGATACTTCACCGACTCCCAAGGTGTCTGTGTCAGATGACGAGATTGGCCCGGCTCCTAGGGGTAGTAAACCCCCAGTGACCCCTACCGCTGATTTCGATGATCCCGAGATTGCTGAGCTGCTTAGCAGTATCCGCGACAAGAAGAAGTAAGGTTAGTGCGGCTGGAGTCGGGGGATAACCAGTTAACTTCCCGTACCTTATTATGAGGACTATGTGCATAAATATGACCATCTATGTGTTGATGGTAGGAATATGCTATATCGGGCCACCTTCGCTGCCTTAGGAGATATACGATTTAGGGCTAATGGTCACCACCCGATAAACATTGTACTACACTTCTTACACTACTTCCTAGTACGATTCAACCCATCCCAAATCCATATATTTTGGGATGGCCCTAGGGGCGAGATCTGGCGCAAATGGCATGCACCAGAGTACAAACAAAATCGCCCGACAGATGATCCAGGTGATCCATCAACCAAAATATTGGCATCCCTATCAGAAGTGACCCCATTACTAACTAAGAATATGGGCATGCGGCAGTATAATAAGCCATATATGGAGGCTGATGACCTCATATATGCGTTCTGTCGGCTACACAAGAACCATAAAGTATTAGTGGCCACTAGTGACACGGATCTGCTGCAAATAGCATATAATTTTCCTAATGTAGATATCCACAACCCATTAAATAAAGATGTTGACTTAGAACCCAGGCCAGAATATGATCCTGTAATTGCTAAAGCATTAACTGGGGATAAGTCAGATAATATTAGGGGATACTATGGTGTTGGCAAGGTACGTGCTAAACTTCTAACAGAAGACCTCTCGGAGAGGTCTAAATTTCTGACGTCTGATAAGACTATTGATAAGATTGGAGATAGCACCGAGAATGTGGGGGAACAGAGGTTCTGGGATAACCTAAGAATCATAGACCTGTCACTGTGTCCAGAATTAGTAGAGAATATGCAATATGTTGCTGGGCAGGCCAGAACCCCTATTAAGTTCGACATAAAAGAGGTCCAGCAGTTAATAGGTAAATATAAATTAAGAGGGGTAATGGCCGACGTACATAGGTATATTACTCCATTTAAAGTACTGGTTGGAGAATAGATATGGCAGTATCAATACATTATGTGAATGTTGGTCTAGTGCATATTGATGCATTGGGTAATGTAGTATCTAAGGATAGTACCACAACTACTCTTAAGGATATGATGACCGCTAACACTGAGCATAGGGTGATTCCAAGAACCACTGGTGCAGCCTCGTCACCTAATAGTGCTGGATACCCTACTATTGCTGAATATCTTGCTCTTGAGGCTGCTACTGACCACGCACTAGCCTATATGGATCAATACACAATAGTGACACAGCAGATAACCTAAAGATTAATGGTGTGTGGGCAATATCCATATGCTCCGTATGCGAAATTACAATTCATACAGAGTATTCTATATGAATCCGGATAACCTGCTTTCACTGCCTCTTGATATACTGTATCACATCTAACTCTTTTAACCCCCCGTTCTGCTGCTAGTTGCCTTCTGTGATCTCCACCATCGCCATAAACATGATCTAAAGCAAGGAATTCTTGTTTGGTCTCTCCGCAGCATGCACATTTGCCACCATAGGCATTGATGACTTTCATCTTCAACCTAAAGCGTTTGTTTTTGGTACTGAGGTTCTTAAGACTTCTCCCCTCTCGGGTCTTAGCCTTCTCCCTAACTGCCTGTATTATTCTCTGGGAATTATTCAAATAATATTGACGATTATAATTCTTGAGGCACTTCCTGCAAGTAGAATGCAGGCCATCCCTGGTGGCATTATGTTTGGTGAATTCTTTGTGGGTTTTCTCAATTAGACATTTATTGCACTTTTTCATCTAAAAATAAATACGTATAAGAGCGTATGCCTGTCGATAGATCTAAGCTAGGTAAGAGTTCTAAAAGCAAGGGTAAGACCTTTGAAAGAAGGGTTGCTTCTTTGCTTATATCCTTTACTGGAGTTAATTTTAGGAGAACTCCCTGCTCAGGTGGTATGAATAAATTCGGTGGTGTAGTAGTCGCTGAACATATATTCTCTGGTGATGTGCTGTGTGACTCACCAGATTTTGATTTTAGTGTTGAGGCTAAAAATAGGCAAGATATATCCTTAACTGCTGTCTTAAAAAATCCCAGTACTGCCAGTTTTACTAAATATTGGCATCAATGTGTAGCTGATGCTCTTACTAACAACCGCCGTCCTATGTTATTTTTCAAGAATGCTAGGGAGGATTGGGTAGTTATTACTAAGCAGGATGCGGAATACCTAAATGCCTTAATGGGATCCCATATTGTACTTAATGTTTATCAACAGCCAGTATTATTATCTATAATTGATCGTGATTCCTCTGGAAAGAAATTAGAAATAAAGCCCACTGAAGTTACACTCCCTATCCCTGTCATGTTCCATTGGGCTGAATTCGCTAGGATAGTAGATCCTAAGAATCTGTTCAATGGAGGTGTGTAATGGCTTGTGGGTGTGGTAAAGCTAAACCCAAAGCTAAGCCTAATGGGAAAGTATGCTCTAAATGCGGTTGGGCCATGCAGAGATTACATAAATATGACCCGGCCACCAAGCAGACTTTGCGTTGGTATATCTGTTCCAACCCTAACTGTAGATATAAAGAAGCATTACCATGATTGTTTACCTCATCTTGTGGCTACTAGCTATATTGTATGTCGAATCTCTGACTGAAATAATTATCTCATCTTCTATAGCTCAGAAGTTCAAGGAGCCATTATATAATTTCCATCTTTGGTGTATGTCAAGCAACTGGTTACTAAGGAATACTCTAGGTCGTCTAACTGGATTTGTTCATGAATTGACTAGTTGTGGTCAATGTACTTCAGTCTGGGTAGCTGCTACTGTAGCCTGGGCGCTGCCTGGTGTACTGATAGTGGGCGCTCCATTCTTCGACTTTGTGGTCAAGATATTTATAATCCAACGCCTATCTAATGTGCTGCATGAACTATTTAGTAGATGGTTTAAGCGAGTCCCCCTCACTGTCAGTCTACACACAACAGTAACTAACTATAAGGTGGATGGCCTAGCTGATGGACACGAGCAAGAATAACCCAGCCCCATATAATGGATCCCAATTAGAACAACATTTTGCCAGGCTGCAGGCGAGGAAGAATCCAGAAGATTTCAGGCCAGTATCTGTTCGTAATCTTGTTGAGCTCAAAGAATTGCTCAAGGGATATCAAAATACTAATACGATGTCTAGTAAGTTATTAGTAGATGGTTTCAAGATGTTAGCTGGGCACCAAAAGGTGACTGAGTTTCAGGCAGATGATGAGGCTGAATTCGGGGGTTTCTACCCAGCTAATGTGCCATCGGGTATAGGCCATAGAACATGGGTGGATAAACTGGTGGAGACCCAACTAGGTGGGAGGAGGGATGGGTTACGCATTACATGGAACCTACCTGAGGGGCAATATGCTTATGACCCATTATCCAAGGTTCTTGTCAAATTATGATCCCTCATCAGATCATTAATGATATACTAGATATATCATGCGTGGGATTTGCTTTGGCCTGTATTTGGTATTGGGTTTTCGTATTTTATCATAGAGACCTAACTAGTTTATCACGTAATTGGTGGTTGCGGAATATCTGCCCCCAAGGTATAGTAGTGGCTATTGCGTTGAAGTATCTTAATTTAATATGAATGATGTAGGGGTTAATTTAGCTCATTATAAACCTATCTCAACCTGGAAACCCAGGGTAGGAGATATTATAATGTGGCACGGGTGGATTCAACACTGGTTTGGTATTGTATCTGGTATTAATAGAGATGGGACGTTAACTGTGGTTAAGAGTGGTTTGCCTTTGCTATTGGTTACTCTCTCAGAGGCGCAAGTGGAGTCTAGTAAATTTACTGTGCCTTTGGGGGAGATACATAGTAGTACAGGTGGAACTTATGCCGCAGTCCAAGTCATCCAAGATACCCCAGTCTGGTACGTCTGAGGTAATATCCCCTCTTCCCTATCCTAGAATTCTAGATCTAGAGGACATTCCAGATATCCACGGAATGTTCGTGTATGTTATCCGTGGGTATCCAGAGAATGGCATTGCTGTGACCATTAAGCGTGATCCTGCTAAGGATGATGTATGGGTGATGGTCACTGATTGGGATGGTGAAGCTATCCCTCTCAATGATGCTAAACATCCCCTCCAGTCTATAGCTTTCGGGTTTGTCCAGGGGGATTCACCCAAGTTTATTGAGGTGATGAGACTTCTAAAAATACCCCAGGCAATCTTTTACTTGTCATTAGTTGGTGAAGACTTAATTCTAGTAGATGTACGGGTATCACTGAATAAATTCTGTGGACCTGGTATGCTAAAAGAATTATTTGGTAGGGTCATAGATACCCAGAATGTGATTAATACTACATTCTTGACACCAGAGGTACTATCCGGAATCCAAAATAATGTAGGGACCTACCAAGGGGATTTAATGTTGAAGACAAGTGCATTCAAGACTATCCAGAGGGATAGAGAATTATTACCATTATATGCTAGGGTGAAAAGATGAGATGGACATTGGTACTCAATAAACATTGGATGGCAATTGACATTGTGGATGTTTATGACGCGATAACCACGGTGTGCCGCGAGGCAGGTGCTGCCCTATGTGTAGAGACCTACCAAACCTTTGATATGGAGCAATGGATTGAGCGCTCAATAGAGCGTGCTGAGGATGGACTGCTCACAGACGAGCGTGTGGTCCGGACTCCTAATTTCCCAGTGGAGAAACCAGAAATCATTATTCTTAATAATTTCTATGGGGTACCATATACCGAAATCCCATTAACCAGGCGGAATCTACTTAAGAGAGATAATTATACCTGCCAATATTGTGGTAAGCAATTTACCCCAGATAACTTATCTATTGATCACGTACATCCCAGGTCGCGTGGTGGTAGGACCACTTGGGACAATTGTGTGACTTCTTGTTTTAGGTGTAATTCTAAGAAGGCCAATAAACTATTGGAACAGACTAGCTTCAAACTTGAACGCCTGCCAACAAAGCCAGTCGGTTGGTCTCCACTAATCTTTAATCTGCCAGGTAGGTATCCTCAAAGTTGGAAGAAATTTATCAAGCCTTAGGCACCCAGATTGGGACCCGGATAAAGATATATTATGAAATTATCCTCTCTCACAGAAGTGGTGCTGGACACAGATTCTAGAGCTGCCGCTGGCGGAGCATATCACCCAATTATTCCTACTCCGCCAGCGGCAGGCGATACTCTACCTCCAAAAGGCGAGTCCATCCCACCAACTGCACCATCTTCTTCTGATGTTGGGGACCCAGAGGATATATTTCTAAACATCAAAGACTTAGAGGAAGCAGCTAGTTTAATTGACAATGCATTAGTCGGAATGGATACAGCCCATGAGGGTGTGCTGGGCACAGTGTCTCATTCTCTTAAGGAATTACATAGACTCCTGCTAGGTCATATAACTGATGCTAAGCAGACTGTAAAGAAACACCTTAGGCGACACTCGTAGTATTTCATTATAATGTTGATTTTCATGAGTGGAGTGCCACATTCCGGTAAGAGTACTTTCGTGGCATTGTTGAAAGAATATATCTCATCTGCTGTCCAAGTCACCCATATCAATCCTAAGGATTTTCTACCAGAGGAATATGTTCAGGCTGATGATGAAACTAGGACTCAATACAATATAGCTGCCTGGTCAGTGGCCCTAGAGGAATTCAATAATCATCTCAGTAGATCAGATGATGAATTAATAATTCTCGATACATGCGGGGCTAGTTATAATTCAATGGCACCTCTGGTAAATAATGGTAAGATTGCAGGGCATGCAATTATATATATAAATGTAGACGCTCCAGATGAGTTGTTAGCGGAATTTGCTGGTAAAGATTATGTTGGAGATGAAATTATATTTCACTATAGAACTACTCTAAGTAGTACGGCACCAGCCCTAAGAAAGAAAGCTGATGCTTATTTCTCCATTGAAAATGGTAAAAATAATGTGGTTAATCTCCAATGGCAGGCTAGGGAAGTAGCAAAATATATTCTTAGTAGGTTAGCCCAAAAGTTAATAGGAAGATAATAGGATTATGTCTAAGCAGGTAGAATACTTAAATCCTAAGCCATATGCGATCCAATTATCTTCCCCAGATAAGAAGATCATAAAAATCCCTGCCAACGCAAAAATTGTTCTTTCTGACTGGTATATGACCTACTGCCCCAAATATCTGCGTGTTATTAGGGTCTTAGAGGAGGGGGTTGCACCTATAGAACCGCGGACTATACCTAATAATATCAAATATGCTCCTAGTGATAAGCCTAAACCAGCCGCTATAAGGAGAGATCCACCCAGAGCTCCGACCCCACAGGTGCCACGCGTTGTCGCTGCGGCAGCGACAACAAACCAGCCAGCTCCCCCAAGGAGAGAAGTAGTTGGCTCCAGAAGGGTAGTTGGCCGCCCTGCTGCTGGTAATATCAATCAACTCTTTGTTGAATCTTGCCAGAACAACCGTTGGACTATTTCTAATAATATTGGTGTAGGCATCCTAAGTTATAATCGTATAGACTGTATTCAGCGCTTGCTGGCTTCAATTAGGGCCCACACGGATTTAAACCGCACTACTGTCTTCGTTAGTGATGAGTCCACTGATCCGGTAGTGCGTGACTGGCTGCGTAAACAAACCGATATAGTAGTACTAACAGACCAACCTAGGTTGGGAATTGCAGGAAATACTAATCGTCTTTTACGTTGTCTGAGTAGATTTAAGTATGGTATTCTTCTAAACGATGATGTAGAAATTTTACACGATGGTTGGGAACGTTTCTACCGCGATGCATCATTGAATACTGGTATACATCATTTCTGTTATAGACAGGAAGGTGTGTATGGTGCCCGTAAGTCTCAAGACAGTATACGTACAATAGCTAACTATAGAGTAGAAACAATTACCGATAAACCACATGGGGCAGTACTATTCTTCACTAATGAAGCTTTCCAAAAGGTAGGGTATTTTGATGAGAGTTTCGGTCTGTATGGTATGGAGCATGTAGACTGGTCCGATCGGATTTCTAAAGCTAATGTACAACCACCCGGTTATCATGACATCGTGGGGGCTGATCAATATTTTAAAATCCATGCTGTGACAAGTACGGTATCCAATAAGGGGGTAGAATTAACGCAGAGTAGGGCAAAATATGCTGAATTGAAAACCAACCCTAATCGTGTTAGGGTTGAACCTACTTCTGCTAGTGATGTGCCCTCTATCTCTGTGGTGATTCCCCTGCGTGTTGTAGATAGGCAGGCAGCTACAGAAGTAATCGTGGACTCAATGCGCTCACAATTATTTCCAAATGTTGAAATAATCTTGGTCGAACAGGATGATCAACAGTTATTTAGGACTCAGTCGATAACCCCACTAAAATATCTCTTAGCTAAGAATAAGTATCCCCAACAGCCATTCACTAAAACTATGGCCTTCAACTTAGGTGTGGCCAATGCGGCTTACCAGAATATTATACTACAGGATGCAGATATTGTCTGCCCATCGAATTATCTTAATGTAGTATATGGTCTGTTGCAACAATATGAAGGGATTCATATTGGCTCTAGGGTATTGTATCTATCCCCAGAATCAACAAACCGGGTTATAGCTGATCGTAGAATTGGTGATGATAAGGAATGTGAACGTGCTGTTAGTTATTTTGAAGGTGGAACGTTAGCATGTAGGCAATCCACTTACTTCAAGGTTGGTGGCTTCAATGAAATTTTCGAAGGATATGGTGTTGAGGATTGTGACTTCTTCGACAGATTAAAGAACGGTTCGAATTTTTATGATGTGCGTTCAGTCGACTTAGTACATCTGTGGCATGGACGTACTAATGGATGGGAACAACATCATAACCGCAATAAGAAGATTAATCAGCATCTTAGACAACAGTATACTCTGCCTGCCTATATTGCTTCATTGGTAGCTAAATTGCGTAAATCCTACCCAGAAGCTATACGTAGAGCAGGCATATAATGGTTCAATTAAGAATATTATCATGCAATCCAGATGGTGGTGCTTATCACCATATTTTAAATGGCATTGCAGATGCTTTTAGAGCATTGGGGCATCAATTCCAAAGATGGAATGGAACGGATAATGCCCTAAGGCAATATCAACCACACATCTATTTGGGTTGCTCCGGTTGGCGCCAGGTATTTCCTAAGTGGGCAAGAGATCAATATGGCACTAAGATCATGATCCATGCCAACCCCTATGGTTCTATCAGGCTTAAAGCTATGCCAGGCGAACCAGATATCAATGAACCCCAAGAAGCCATTAACTGGGTAATATCTCAAAACCCCGACGCAATCTATTGTTATGGTAATGGCCATGATATTTCCACAATGTGGAATAAGTGGACCGATAACCATGGAATTCCTGTGATACCATTGCCCACTGGTGGCAATGCAGTTCTCCATAAGCCAGTTCTGCCAGACCTTGCTTTCAAATGTGACGTTGGGTTCGTGGGAGGATATTGGCCATATAAGGCCATGAATATTGATAAATATGTGCTACCAGCTATCAATAAATTCGATGCTAAAGTATTCGGCTGGGGTGGTTGGAGGCATCCTAAATATAAGGGGGTGATTACTGATGAGAACATCAATAAATTATTCTCATCGGCCAGAGTATGCCCTACTGTAGTAGAACCACATACTACCAGATACGGAATTGATATTCCAGAGCGTATCTGGAAAATACCTCTTGGTGGTGGTTTTGTGGTCTGTGATCCATGCGCTGGTCTTACAAATTATGTCGATCCAGCAGTATTTCCTATTGCAAGAGACCCTGCTAACTACATTGAACTAATAGATCATTATTTGAAGCACGAATCCGAGAGAACTCTATTGGCCAATAAGCAGAGAAAAGCGATCCTAGCAAATCATACTTACTTCACTAGAATCCAAGGAATCTTGATAAGAGCAGGTTACCATGAGGAGGCGACTGCTGCCCAGAAGATGGTTGAGACTATATCTCTCATTTAATGATTTTTCCAGCCTTGATTAATTGAGGTAATTTGCGTTCACATTTCAATACCATGCCTCTGTATTGCTCTAGGATATCTTCTGCGAGGATATCTTGATATCTCCAGAAATTAACATGCTTCTGATAGAGAATATGTCCTTCGGCTATAATTTTAATAGTAGAATCCTCAAAAATTCCTTGCACCCTCACCTCTTGCCCGTCTATATCGATTGTGCTATCATACCAGATCATCTCTCTGAAATACTATCTGCCAAATATAGTGTAACCATGATGACCTATCGGAGGCTTAGTGGTTAGCAACTTCTCCGCCCTGCTAAATATTGTGGTATGGGGCGAAGCAGATGATTTTGGTCGTTCCCGCATCTACGCTGACGTTCTGAATAATATTTCAGCAGCCAACCCCGCCAATGACCGATTGGGTGTCGTGATAGAAGTGTCTTCTGATAATTCTAACAATGCCTATCTAGTTACAGGGCAAGAAGTTTATGAGATTTGGCGTCGCAGGGATAAACTACAAATAGATAATAATTTAACCAAAAATGCTCATTCCTTAGAGGCTGATGTACGTCCTGCCCATATATCTCCAGTATTATTGGATAGAATCAGAGACTTCGCTGGAGATGGTATAGCTAATACCTAGCGTATCTTACTTAAGTGCAGATACGAGTAGAACAACCATTTAGTCTATACGCTGATATAGATGTGACTTACAATGGCAGGGCTTCTTCTACCCTAGAACGTGGTAAATATTTAATCATCCATAAAAGTGATGGTACATTACTAATTATGGGTGGTAGTCTATATAAACCACGTAATTATCAATCACCAGGTGCGGTGCTTAAAATTAATGGGAATCAGCTGACCTCCTCTAGGAAAGACGAATGTATCAGCATTACTGTGCACCAGATAATATCTTACGTGGAATATCCAGAGTGGTCTATCTCTCGCACTAAAATAACCAAAACAGAACGCGAATTAAGAGATAGGATAGCTAAATTTATTAGAGATTTTATTCCCACAGCAGCTGAGGTCTTTATAGAATTCCAAACTCCAGTAGGTAACATAGATATTTTGGTAATTGACAATGATGGTCTATATAATGTTATTGAAGTGAAGAGAGGCAAGGCTAATTTAGCAGCTTGTAGTCAGACCAATAGATATTCTGATTATTTTAAATCTCTAGGGTATTGTACTAAGAATTATATAGCTAGTCCTAGTATTAGTCAAAACGCATTAAATTATGCTGAGGAACGTGGCATTATCTGGCTGAAAGTTGATCACGCAGTATCTGAAGATGATGTTGTTTGAGGTGGTCGTAAAATGGTCCTATGGAGCTCCGCCCCCCGGCGCTATTGAATATAGTATCAAAATGGAGGGACATCCTCAGCTTAATTGGAAAGTCACTCCTGTTGAGCACAAGGAATGCCAGGACAATAATATATCTATATTCAAGTTTGAGCCTGATGATAAATCCGCTGATAAGTATTTGGGAGGATTCCCATTGATATTAGTGTATGCACATACTGCCGGAGGATTAATTTCTGGCAGGGGCTGGATTACTGAATTATTCTGTGCAAGGGATGAATAGAATGAAATCTGAGCATAAACAGGCACTCTATGGGTTGGTAATTTATTCATCGCAAATTGCGATGGCTATACTATTTGGAAGCAAGCTGGTGAGTACTATGTCTAATACTTTTCTGGCTCTTTTGGTGAGTACTAGTTTTATAATAGTTTCGTTATTTGTGTTTATATTGCTTATGGGTATTGTTTATCGGGAGACAACTGATGAGTAATAAAGTTAAGAGTAGGAAATGTCCTGATTGTGGTTCAAGGATGACTCTGCGGAGGTCATCTAACGGGAAATTCTGGGCATGTAGTGGTTATCCAGATTGCAAAACCACTCGTCCGTACTATGGCGAGAGGCCCCGAGCTGGTCTTGACCTCGACATACGACAGATCGATAATGGTTTCGTCGTCTGTAGGGCGCAGAAATACAGCGATGACCCTGAAGGTGACGATCCTGTAGAGGAGTTCTGCCAGGATAAGGATGCTCTTAAGATCTCTTTGAGTAGGATATTCTCTGAGCAAGTAGAAACTTTATGCGACCAATTGGACGACTCATCCCCTTTCGACTTTGATGAGACCGAGACTCCTAAAAAGCGTACTTTGCCCACCGGAACAACTGATGTTAAGCAACTATTAGAGCGGGCTAGAGCAAATAGTAAGCGCGCAAAAGAACAACTGATGCCTCCAGAATCAGGGGAGGCGCAAACAACTGAGAGTTAAAGAGTTAAAGAATTATGGATATTTGGTTTACTTCTGATACACATTATGGTCACGCGAATGTCATAAAATATTGTAATAGACCATTCGCTGACGTCAATGAAATGAATGAGGCTCTTATAGAGAACTATAATTCTCTAGTAAAACCCAACGATCTTGTGTACCATCTAGGTGATCTCTGCTTTAATAGGGAGCCAGATAAAATTATCAACCGCCTAAACGGAAATATTCATCTTGTGATTGGCAATCATGATAACAAGCGCTTCCTAAGGAACTGTAGGCTAGCTTGGATCAAGGATGTATATATGCTCCGTGATGCTGGTGATAAATTTTGGCTATCTCACTATGCCCACCTGCGTTGGCCCAAGAGTCACCATGGTACCTACCATCTATTTGGACATAGCCATGGTAACCTTACGGGATATGGTTGAAGTATGGATGTTGGAGTGGACTGTCACCAATATAAACCGATTCACATCGATGATGTGGTGCTCAAACTAGAGAATATTGCTCCAACTCCACATCATGATGACTAATCGGCGCTCATATAGTGTACGATAATCCTGTCAAACTGATCTAATTCAGCACCAGTCCCACTATCAACTTGCCATAATATACGACGCAAGTCTGTGCCAGTAAGGCTATAATCTTCTCCCACACCTTGTGTCTGGTATGTCCTATTTAGGAACATAATCATTGAATCTGGGTCTGGGGTGTGCAATAATTCATATGATAGAACTACATCACCCCCACTGATGGTGATTGGTAGCTCGGTGGGGTCAAGAATTATCTCCTCTACTCTTGGAGTAAGGATGCCACCGTCATTGCCTGTAGCACCAGTGGGCCCGGTTGCGCCTGTAGCACCAGTAGGTCCTGTAGTACCAGTAGGCCCGGTCTCTCCTGTGTTTCCTGTGGCCCCTGTAACGCCTGTGGCTCCAAATCCGGTAGGACCGGTTGGGCCCGTGTCTCCGGTGTTTCCGGTGGCTCCTGTGGCCCCCGTTGCACCGGTCGGGCCAATTGAGCCAGCGGCATCCTCCCCGTAGACAGCGACTAGTTCGTCGGTGCTTCTGAGGGGCCTTGCCGTACCACTGTCCACTTGCCAGATTATCTGTCGGTTTGCTGGACCAGTAAGACTATAGTCCCTCCCTATTCCTTGGATTTGTAATAATTTATTATGGAATAATCTTACCGAAAGTGGGGTGCTGACATAGTGTTCGATCATGTCACTGAGAATTGTATCTCCCGAACTTACATCTATATCCTCAGTGGTTAGGACTTGTTGTCTTGGAATGATCGGTAATTGGTCTGCATCCTCAGCATAAACAGCTACCAGTTGGTGTGTTGTAGGGTCTATCTCAATGGCATTGCCGGTGCCATGTAACCATAGGATATCGCGTCCATCCACACCAGTGAGGACATAATCGTGTCCTGCACCTTGTACTTGGAATAATTTATTTAGGAATAATTTTACACTGTCGGGGTTATTGACTTGACTGAGAGTACCAATGACCACATCCCCATCGGTTGGGCCAACCGCTGTGAATGAGACTATTTCTTGGACTGGTATGGCATAGATCTCAGCTCCGGTGGCTCCGGTGCTTCCTGTTGCTCCCGTAGCGCCGGTGGCGCCAGTGGCGCCGGTTGCTCCTGTTGCCCCGGTATCTCCTGTGGGTCCTGTATTCCCAGTGTTGCCTGTGGCCCCAGTTGGGCCGGTGGCGCCTGTCTCGCCAGCCCCTGTGGGACCTGTCTGGCCGGTAGCACCAGTTGCACCAGTATTCCCTATTGCTCCTGTGGGGCCTGTTGGACCGGTAGTGCCTGTACCTGTTGGTCCTGTGGCTCCAGTGGACCCAGTACTACCGGTTTGGCCTGTGATACCGCTGGGTCCAGTGGGTCCGGTTGGGCCCACCTGGGTAGTTGGTCTCCAGGCACCACTGCTGTATACCAGTGCCTGATTCTCAGCAGGTGGAGTAGAAGTGTCAACATCCCCTAGATCTCCAATGTCTATAGGGATGGTCACTAGGCGTTCTTCGATAGTACCGGCGTCGAAGTTATAATCACCTAGGGCATCGGTAATGGCTTCTAGTTGATCTTCCTGCTTGTTAAAGTCGAAAGCAGGGATAACTTCGCCATCTTCCCTTAATATCTTGTTATAGGGGAATTGGTAGTCCGCCATGTGCCCTATTTCTCACAGTATATTTAATCTGTGATGGCGGTACACGGATCTTCGATGAACTCAGGGTCATAATAAGTCCTAGGTTGATAGGCTGTCATCATATCAACTTGTTGCTCTGGAAGAGCTTCGGTGAAGGTATTAGGACAGATTATTGGCCTGAGGGGTTCCATGATCTATTAGAGATTTGATCCGCGATAATTGACTAGTGCAATCTTCTATTAATTCCTCGATAACGATCTGTTCATCCTCGTCAGACTGTTCGAGAGCCACCACTAGTTTCTTGAGGGTATTTTCAATATTCTGCTTGGTCTCTTCAAGAGTAGATCGCACATCGTGTACAGGAGCAGCAACGCTATTCTTGGTGAATAGAATATTTGGTTGGGTAAGAACAACCCCTACAGTTTCATTGATAATAGCATCTAATTTCTGCTCAAAACTCTCGTTCTTAGCTTTCTTCTTTTTCTTCTTGCCTTTGCTGTTCTCGTAGGTATCCCTGGTCTTGTGTTTCCGGAAACTAGATGGCCAGGCGGCTTGGATCCTGCCGTGCCTGTTATTGGGGAATTTTAATTGATCTTCATTGACTGCACGGCGATGTACATCATACCCAGTCTCCCAGACTATATTCACTGTTGATCCCTGAACAGATTCAACGGTGACATTGACTCCGTTAAATTGAACCACATCTCCTGGTTTTAAGGGTGACATACCAGTCTCCTGTATGGGTCTGACCATAAATTTGAGTAATGTTCCCCCCTTCCTGGGAGGGATATTAAATTCAGAAGAATCGATATCTCCTGACTTAATTGGTTGATCGTTGACCTCAATATCTATTGGAAAATCCTTAGCCCACTGTATAATATAATGTAGAAATCCAATGATATCATTGGTCTTACTGATACGATAGGATTGCACGTTAGGTTCATCGCACTCGATACTATAGTCAGTATTCGTGCGCTGGCAGTGCAGATCAAATTCATTGTAGATCTGCTTAAGCCATTCGTTAACCCCAGTGTCACTCATCTAAGTGTTTTAAACCTGCCTTGGAAGAAGGCTTGTATGAGGTCAGCCAATTTGCTTACATCATCTAATGGGAAATTGGGGCCATAAGTACGATTAAATCTCCTCCCCCATTCTGTGGGTTCGAATACCCATACCCATCTATCAATATCAGGGCGACAGCTTAGGGCACGGCTCTTATAACCTACCTGGCAATTACCCCCATTTAGATTCACGGCCAGTTTAGGGGCTCGTTGGCGGATTGACATTCCTAATTGGAAGTTGAGTTCATCAACAGTACGTTGGAATTGGTCCTCCAGCTCTCTTACTCGCTGCTTAGCATCTCCCAATTCTTTGGCTATCTCTTTTACGAGTTCGAACTTGGTCTTGGCCTCTGGCCCAATGGCCAGATTCTCAAGCTCCTCGTTGAGTAGTTCATCGAATTTTCTATTCATGTCCCACCTATGCAGTACCACTACCAGAGGTTAACTCAAGCTGCCCATGGGTAAACTCATTAAACAGTACAAGTTGATCTCTAACCTCAACCTCACGGACTGTGGCTCCAGGCCATAGTCGTAGTCCGACTTTACCTACTTCGTTCAATGGGCTAACAGGGAAGTATGGGGTGGAGACTGCTACAGGGGTTGGTAACGCTGCTGAAGCAGTCGGATCAGGTGGTACTAGTAGCCCATTCCACCATACCCACAATTCTCCATTGCGATACATGATTTTGAGCTCATTCCACTTTTCAGTCTCCCCGTTAACTGGAACCGGTAATGCTCCTCCATCGTACACTCTAAAGTCAGCTGGCTCAGCATCTGGGGTCTCGGTGCCGGTAGTGATAAATCCATCTTGGGTATAAATCCTGCTTACCGATAATGTGCCATCTCTGAATCCACGAACAAAATCGTCGGTAAATTCACCACTTAGATTCAGTTCATATCCCTGGGACATATCAAGAATACCAGCTTTAGCCTGTAGTTGTACTGACTCAGCGCCTGAATTGTCATTTACTGAGAACTCAAGCCTAAGGCATGGTGCGCTGTACTCTTCATGGAGTAATTGTACAACAGTAGTCTTGTCAGGAACCGTGGCAGCAAGTGCTGTTTCAAGCTCCGTAGCATTGGTACCAGTCGGCCCATCAAGATCTGTTGCTCCAGTACCCTCAACTTCTGGTACTGCATCCCCATCAAATGGGAATTGAACAAAGGCGCCGATTAGTACCACGGCATCGTCATCGAACCTATCGAACGCTGCCTTAAAGGAATACTCCCATGTTTGGTTACGATACTTTCCAGTGAGTATCCTGACAACACCCCTTGGTGGAAGATCATGCCAGTGGATTCCCTTAACAACAATATAATTATTGCCATTAAAGGGTCCATTGTTGAAGGTTCCACGCCGTACTACTTTCATGTACCGATCATCAATATTGTCGATCGGGGCTCTTAATACAATATCGATTGGTGGGAAACGACTATTGCCTGGTCGCCCCACTAAGGCTTTCAGATAGATGTTCTTATGATTGCCACGATGCCAGAGCCAGACTGGTCTCTCCTGATCAGACTGAGGTCCAGTCTCATCAACACGCAAACCAGGCAAGGATGGATCGATATCAGCAACATACTGATTGTTAATTGCCAATCCTGATGGCTCATTAGTATCGGTAGCGATATAGATATCGAATGTAACCCCGACTGTGATACCAGCACCTACCCCATCCGGGTCATATAGTGTAAGTGTGCTGGCGGAATTCTCAAGGATTTCGAATTCCACGCCTTGTAATCCACCACTGGTCAATACTAATTTCCGCCCTACCAGCCCGTTCAAGGTAAAGCTACTAGCTGCAGTAGTATTGGCAGAATTAGCTGTTATTATAAAGTTGGGGGTGACATTGCCTGATGGGTCCCCAACTGTATCAATAGCCATTACACTATCAGAGATGATTACCTGTCCGGCATCCGTAGACGCAGTCAATTCACCATCATCAGATAGAATTAGTCGATCCTCAAAACCTGTGATTCCCCATTTTGTGCGCTCGAATAGTCTTATATCAGAGGTATTTGTTTCACTTGCGGTGAGTTCAGTTGGCTGTACTCCAGGTATTTCGCTACGGGTTGTTAATAAATCACCAAACCTAATAACGTCTGATAATCCCCATAGGGCTCCAGGGTTTAGTTTTGGCTGATGACTAAAGAATCTCTGGACTAATCTTTCACCATTGACTTCACCGATCTGGAATTCCCAGATCTGTACTAGTGTACCAACTGGTAGTATATCAGATGTAGCATCTAATACTAGTGCTTGTGGGTTTAGTAATTGAGTTGCTGAATTGCCTGGGTTATTGTATCTCCAGACATTAGTAGCAGTGAACTCATCTCCGATCACCTTAGACTTATTAACAGACCAAAACTTGCACCTATATTGATTAGTGCTAAGTGTTACTGAAGTATAATCAGTGATCACTGCCATCTGTCGGGTAATAGTGTGACCCTTATATAGGATCTGGCCTAGCAGGTCTGGTTCCTTCTTGAGATCTAGCTCAAACCGTATTTGGTTACCATCGTCATCTAGACCCATGAACCAGACGCACTCTGCAGTACCTGTGGCACCGGGGGTCATGGCCCAGCCTACCCGTGTGGTGGTATTGGAATTACGGCTGAGAATTAATTCAAATTCAGCTTGGGATGGTGTGACGGCATCATCGTACCGCTTGAAGATTAGGGCGGGATAATTCCCCTTCTGGTTTAAGATATTTAATGGACTGGATGGGTTGACGACGGTATTCTTTGGAAGCTGATAGATTTTAAGTTCACCATACCCATTGATACCAGGGAGTTTGCCGGAGCATGATGGTGGTCTGATGGCTGTAGTGTCCGATTCGTCCTGGATCCAGAATATCTGAGAGCATTCTTCACAATTACAGTTTAGAGGGAGTGGGGTATCGACCGTGAAACGGATGACATTACCAATCCTCTCGATACTTAGTGTCTCATTGCCAGATGCGAGAATTACATCTCCCTCTAAATATCCGCCATCATCAGGGAACCCAGCTCCTGAGAACCCGAGGATTCCTAGGCGTGTTTGTGTGAGAGCTTCGAGTTTGGCCTTATCGGATGCGGACATGAGACCACGTGTGTCTGTTGTGGCCTCCGGAACTGGGTCTTCAGCTACGTGAGTGGCGCCGTGGAAGGCAGGGATTATTACT